TTGCTGTATTTGGTATCGAAGAGATACAGGATGGAGAGATGGCAGGATTGAATCGCTATTACTTACTAGAAGAATATTTTGCACATAAGAAGTCCACCGAAGAACATGCTAGGAGGATTTCTGAATTCCAAACAAAGTGGGATATTGATTACTTATTTATTGATAGTTCTGCTGCACAGACTAGATTTGACCTAGCTTCAACTTATGAAATTGCTACTATAAATGCTAAGAAATCCGTCGTAGACGGAATTGGAGCAGTTGGAGCAGTAATTGAAAGTGGAAGACTAATTGTAGATGAAAATTGTTTTGAAGCTATTCATGCGATTAGAAACTATAAGTGGAAAGGTAAAAGCCAAGAAGGGGTATGGAATATTGAAACACAGAAACCTGAACACAACCGAGCGAGTCATATGGCTGACGCTATCCGCTATGCGATATATACGTATGAACAAGGAGCAGGTGGAGTTATGTAATTCCGCACTTTTTGAAAAAGAACGTAAAGATAAACAATATTAATTCTTGACAAGTGTTAAAATTTTTGATATACTGATCTTATACTGATAAAAAGAAAAAACCAACTATTTAAGCCCCGTTCAATGTACCGCATCGGACGGAGCTTTCTTGTGTTTAACAGGAAAAGTAATGAGTGATCTGAAACGATTAGAAGTGAAATATGTGCGCGATCGTGCGAAGTCACGATACGAAAAAGGCTCTGAATGTGAGATTTGTGGCACAACTGAAGAATTACAATTTCATCATTTCTATACCATAGACCTGCTTTGGAATCGGTGGAAAAGGTTAAAGGGTATAATTATAAATACTGTAGATGATATTATGGATATACGGGATGACTTCATAGAAAATCATGAGCGTGAGCTTTATGAAGAAACAACCACGTTATGTAAATTTTGCCATAATAACCGTTTACATAAAATTTATGGACAAAAACCCGCGTTAACTACTGCCGAAAAACAGAAGCGATGGCTAGTAAAACAAAGGAATAAATTTTATGGGAAAACTTAATACGTGGTGGTATAACGTAAAAATGAATCGTGCCCAGCCCTCTATTCAAAGTGAAGAGGGGCAAGAAAAGGACAGCACCCGCCGAGGGTATTATTTTAAAAGATCATATGATCGTTTAGAAGTGATACGCAGAGGGGCGGACCTTATAGTAGATTCAGCCGCTGAACTAAACATTTCTGTCATGGACCCTCTGTCCATTGACTCAAGATATTTAAACCCGAATTCGGGAAAACCTCAAATGGTACGAAAGAAGACAGTAGAAAAACTGTTAAATTTTCAAGCTAATCCTGAGGTAGATCAAAACCAGTTTCGTCGTGAAACTTTTATGGATCTAATGATCAATGGTAATGCATATCTTTACTTTGATGGTATAGATTTATATCAACTACCTTCTCATCTCATGGAGATTAAAGTAGGTAAGAAGAAACGTGTTGAATCATATTTGTATGATAGTAAAACTCGTTTTGGAACTGATGAGATCATTCATATTAAAGATAACGCCGCAGATAGTATATATCAAGGTGTTTCTAGACTGTACTGCGCCAGAAGAAGTATTAATACTTTAGATTTGATGTTAAATTTTCAAGATTTATTTTTTGAAAACGGTGCAGTTCCCGGGCTGGTACTTACCACTCCCAATATACTAGGTCCCAAATTAAAACAAAGAATACTAGAGAATTGGAGACGTTCGTATAGTCCAAAAGCTGGAGCACGTCGTCCGCTTCTTTTAGATGGAGATTTTAAGGTTAATCCCCTATCTGAAATTAAGTGGCGAGAATTAGACTTTGAAACTTCTGTCGGAGGACATGAGGAGAAAATTCTAAAAGCACTCGGCGTACCTCCAGTACTATTAAATTCCGGAAATAATGCTAACCTTACGCCAAATTTAAAGTTGTTTTACTTAACAACTGTACTACCTCTAGTAAATAAATTTGTATCTGCGGTAGAGTCTTACTTTGCTTACGATATGAAGGCCGATACGGTAGGAGTTGCAGCGCTTGCTCCCGAAATTCGAGATCAAACTACGCAACTTACTAGTCTTGTCAATACTGGAATCATTACAATTAATGAAGCTAGAGATCAGCTGAGAATGGATCCAGCAGAAGATGAGCATGCAGATGAATTAAGAATACCCGCCAATATAGCGGGATCTGCAGTAGACCCTACTCAGGGAGGTAGACCATCAGGGTCGGAAAATAATGAACCTGATGTGGAAGAAAATCCTAAACCCGAGGAACAAGGTGAAAATGAAAATTAATGACCCTAAACTTGAGAAAAAAGTTTTTTCTTTCGAAACTGCCCTTACGTATAAAAAGCTAAACCCAGAAGAAGATGACTCCCCATTAGTTATCGAAGGTGAAGCAAGTACAAAAGATATGGATCGTATGAGAGATATCATAGATCCTAAAGCTTGGAAAGAAAAAGATGCTTTAAAGGGGTATATAAATAACCCCATTATCTTAGCGTATCATCGTCATGATAAACCCATTGGTAGAGCAACAGAAGTTCGACCTACTGATAACGGTTTGAGCATTAAAGCTACTATCAGTAAGGCAGCTACAGAAGTCTATTCCCTAATTCAAGAAGGTATTCTTAAATCCTTTAGTGTAGGCTTCATAGCGAAAGATATGGACTATGATCGTGATAAAGACTCTTTTAATATTAAAGAAATTGAATTAGTCGAAATAAGTGTTGTATCTGTTCCTGCAAACCCATATACTACATTTAGTGTAAGTAAAAGTTTTGATAACCCTAGAGAATTTGAAGCTTTTAAGAAATCATTTAATAATGATGATAAAGATAACCCTGAAACTATTGAGGAGAATAATCTAATGGAAAAGAGTGAAAACAAAAACACTCCTTCAATCGACCTAGATTCCTTAACTTCTTCTGTTGCTACAACAGTTATGAAGGCATTAGAAGAGCGTGAAGCAGCAAAAGAAGCTACACGTAAAGAACAAGAAGCTCGTGATATTGAGGTTAAAACCGCTGCCGAGCGTCTATTAGAAGATGCCAAGAAGGATATTGAGAAGAAGTACGAAGATGAAAAAGAAAATGAACTTAAGGAAGTTGTAAATAAGTTCGCTTCTGATCTTGAGGAAAAGAAAAGCGAGATTGAAGAATTACGTCGCGCTATGAAGGCTAATAAAATGCATTATAGTGAAGACAGTAATGAAGACAATCTTTCTGTCGAAGAGAGAGACGCAGCTGTATTAATGGCTAAGTTATTTAATAAAGAAATCGACAGAACAAAATATTTTAAGACTTTGGTAACGAAGTCTGGTCGTGAGCACTGGGAATCCGGTACTCTAGACGGTTGGGAAGAGGAATTCTCCACTCGTGTACATAATGAAATGCGTGAGAATTTAGTTGTAGAAAATCTATTTACTTCTATGCCTATGAATACCCCAACTATGCACCTTCCTGTAAACCCAGAAGCGGGTTATGCAGAATGGATTAGCGAAGCACAATATCGCTCCAGTTCTCCAACTGGTCATGAGTCTCCACAGTCTCCTGACGTATCGTCTACCGGCGATGCAGTTGATCACCAGCTAAAAGAGAACTCAATCACTGCTTACAAGCTAGCAACTAAGGAATACCTTGGTTACGAAGAAGAGGAAGATAGCATTGTTGCTCTTCTACCTATTATTCGTGATGCTATGTCACGTCGTATGGCTAAGACCTCCGATCGTGCACTTCTACGCGGTGATGGTACTACAGACCTTATTACTGGTCTAACTGGATTAGGCTCTAGTGTAACTGACGTTACTTTTAACGTTAATTCTCCTGACAATTCTACTGTTTCTTCCGTTGTTTATAATGATTTCATTACAGCACGTCAGAACTTAGGAATGTACGGCGATGATCCTAGTGATCTAGTTTGGGTAGTATCCCCTGATCTATATTACCATCTATTAGGAACTTCCTTCCAGGATACCTTCCTAACAATGGATAAGATTGGAGATCGTGCAACTGTTCGTTCAGGTCAGATTGGTAGCATTGCAGGTACGCCTGTTGTTATGTCTCGCCAGTTTGATAATACAAATATTGCAACCCCTGCAGCAGGTACTGCATTTGCTGTACTATTCCGTCCTAATAACTTTATTAAGGGCCAGCTACGTGGAATGAGAGTAGAGTCTGATACAGACATCTTCAATCAGAAACGTGGATATGTAGCAACTCGTCGTTTTGGATTCAAGGATCTAGACGTGGGTTATGGTGTTGTTAAGTTTGCATTTAATAGTGCATAATTTATAATACTAATAATGGGGGAGGGGAATCCTCCCCCATATTTTGAGGAAACACTATGGATTTAGTAGAATTAGATGAGTATAAAGAATATAAACAATTAACTAATGTAGAGCAAGATGCTAAGAGAACAGCTTTAATAGTTTATGTTTCTCAGTTAGTCGAAAGTTATTGTAATAGAAAATTTATAGAATACGCTAGTAGTCCAGGAATTACTGAATACTATAGCGCATTAACAAATAGAGTCTATGTAGATCAGTTTCCTATTATAAATGTCTATTCTGTAGAAGTTTCCTCCGATGGTGGGCAGACATATACAGCATTAGTTGAAAATTCTAGTGAAAAAGATGGTTATATTGTAGATGTGGATAATGGAGTTATAATGACTCAATTACAATATAAGTCTTTTCTAAGTTATTGTGACTTAGAATATAATAGTTTTAAAGTTTCTTATACCGCTGGTTATGAAGAATTACCGAAAGATTTAAAGTTAGCTATTTTTGATTTAATACATTATTATGAAAAAGAAGAAATGTCTTTAAGAAAGTCTTTAATGGGGGCTCAATTAGAAAACCCATTGCCTTTTAATGACGCAGAGTTTCCCTCACATATACAACGAATTTTAAGTTTATATCGTGCACCTGTGGCAGAAGACTTTAGTTTTCAGTTTGTAGGGAGTTAATATGTGGAACGTAAAAATTACAAATACTCCAGGAGTTATAAATCTTGGACCAAATATAAGTAGACAACAATTATTTGAAATATTATTCTCAAGTTTATTGGATGCGGGTAATTTTACAAAAATCCGAAAAGAACTATATGAAAAACTAGAAAAAAGTATTTATGTAAGTCCTGGTGCTATTAATCATACTTTAAAAGAGTTTAGGGATTTTGCTAAGAAACAAGAAGAACACTATAGTATTAAATCTAATAATGAAAGTGCTGATCAACGTAAAGAAAGAAACGCAAAAAGAAAGTTATTTCAAGAAATACACCAATCTTTAGCTGAGGCCAATTTAAGTAATTGGGCGACAAGAATTTTTAGAGCCATAAAAAGATCTACCCCTAAGCGAGATATTTTAGATGAAGGTAAGGGGCCCAGAGGTTACTATATGATAGTAGCTACCTCTGGAAGTTTTAGTGACTATAAAAAAAAGTGGCGAAAAACTATAAAAAATGACTCCAATATGAATAGTATAACCAAAAATATTACACTAGCATTTTTAGATAAGGGTGAAGGTGGACATATTTTTGGTGTAGCTCAAGATATGACAAGGGAGTCTATATTTAGTGACGAAGATTTCGGAAGTAGTGGATTTAATGACGCAAAACTACAAAAAGAAATGCAAAGACTTATTAACAGTTTTTTACAATCATTAGAAAATCAACCAGAAGTTATTGAATCTTTAGATATTTTAATTACTACAGAATTTGATGTTAAATTCGTTCACAGTATTACAAATAACGCAAGGTTCAAAGTTCCTGGAAGTAGTGGTGCTGCTGTTTATAAAAGTTGGTTATCAAAAATACCTTACGCTATAGAAATAGATGTAGTTAATAGAGGCAGAACTGGATCATTAGCTGGACTTAGAAGATGGTTTAAAAATGAGTTTATTAAAAACGTTTTAAAAAATGAAAGAAAATATACAAAACAAGTACTTGATGCATTAGAGAAAGTGGAGGTAGGATCTAATTCTTCAGAAGAAGCTTTAAGAGAGTTAGAAACACTATGGACAGGCTTAAGTGCTAAACATAAAAAGTTCACCACAGCCGCTAGAAGGCGGTTGCAAGAAGCTAAAAAAGTTAATATAAAACAAGCTAATATTCCCTTAGATTTAAGAATTGGAAATTTAAAAACTACCAATACAGGTTCAGTCAGTTTCACTTCTGTTAAAAACTATATAAATGCAAATTTACATCGTATTTTAAGAGAAGATGTTATGGCAAAGGGAGGAGCTACTGAAAGATTAAATTATAGAACTGGTAGATTCGCAGAATCTGCTAGAGTTGTAAAGATGAGAGCATTAACGGGAAAAACAGTTGAAATAACAGTAGATTATATGAAATATCCATATAATGTATTTTCACCAATGGGTAGATTATACAAGCCTTTAAGAGATCCTAGAGTTTTAATACATCAAGCAGTTCGTGTAGCTTTCAAAGAGTTATACATTAATAAACTGAGAATAAAAAGTAGGGTAGTATAATGGCAACACGAAGAACAACTATCGTTAATGCTTTAGTAGATTTAATAACACAAATAGATGGTAGAAGCCCTTATCAGGTTGATCTATATAATAATGTAGAAGGTAAACTAAGATTTTGGGATGAAGTTCAAGAAACACCATTTGTTTGTATTACCGCAGGAACAGAGACAAGAGAATATTTACCCAGCAATTTTAGCTGGGGATATCTAGATCTTCTTATTAGAATCTATGTAACTAGAGAAAATTCTAAAGAAGTTTTAGAACAAATTTTTGAGGATATTGAATTTGTGATTGATTCAAATAATACATTACCATTTGGACCAGGACAAGGTGATATTTGTACCGATATAAGAATTACTTCTATTACAGATGATGAGGGTTTACTTCACCCAACTTCTGTAGGCGAAATATCACTAACAGTTCAATATCCCATCGAAAGAAGTAATTAAGGAGATTTAAACTATGGCAACTTTTAGTCTAGTAAGAGACACAAGAGTATTTATATCTACTGAAGCTGCTATTGCCAACATGAGTGATACTAACACTTGGCAAATCCCTGTATTAGATGGATATAGTTTTACAGCAGATACTAATGTAGAAACTGTAACAGTATCCGAAGCAGGTATTTCAAATGTAGCTAGAGGGCAACAAGCCTTTACTACTGCTATTAATCCCGTTGAATGGGCTTTAACTACTTATATGCGTCCTCGTTGGGGAGGAGCTCCAGATAATGAGGCTGATGCAGTAGAAAGAGTACTATGGGAAGGATTAGCGGCAGCTAATGCTAACAATACTATTGGAACCATCTTAGACGGTCTAGCGACTACTATGGGTGGAGCCGGGGCTGGCATGACAGTAGATTTTCTTGATTCTGATACTAATGAGTTATTAGAATTAAGTATAATTTTTAATCTTGGGGATAATTGGTATCATATTACACAATGTTTAGTAAACCAAGCTGAAGTAGATTTCAGTATTGATACTATTGCACAAATTGGTTGGTCTGGGTTCGGTACTTCATTAGTATCTGTAGAGGGCTCAGATTTAACAACTTTACAGGGATGGGCAGGAACTGCCAGATTCCCGAATTCAGGAGTTATAGATACCAACGATTATGTAACTGCTCCAACAGCATATACTTGTATTCGTAATAAGTTAAGTACTGTTGAATTAACAGATAACGATTCTCCTGGAACAAGCTACACAGTAGCATTAACAGGTGGATCATTAACTATTAATAATAATATCGAGTTCTTAACTCCTGAGAATTTAGGAGTCGTTAATCAGCCTTGCGGTGGATTTACAGGAACAAGAGAAATTAGTGGTAATATGACTGCTTACCTTAAAACAGGAGCCGGATTAACCGGTGGATTGTTAACAGATCTATTAACTGATTTAAATGATGTTACACAAGACTTCGCGTTAATTATACATGCTGGTAATGGAATTAATCCTGCATCACCAGATTTTCATGTACCACAAGTAGCATTTAATATGCCTCATACTCATATCAATATTCCAACCGTAAATGTTGAAGATGTATTATCTGTAGATATCGGCTTTACAGCCTTACCTACGGATAGTGCTGGTGCATTCGATTTAGAATATAATAATGAGTTAACAGTAACATATTATCCTGACGAATCGTAATATATAGTTAGGTAGGGGCAGCAATGCCTCTACCTTTCTTGTCTATATAGGTGTAGTATGTCATATATATTAAATAGAAATGTTGAGTGTTATATCTCTAATAGTGATACAGCACCATTTAATGCTGCTAATACAGATCAAATATTGATATTAGATGGTTTTCAAGTGGAGCCTAGTAATAATACAACAATTGTTAATAGAAAAACTATAGACCCATCTGAGAATAGAGGATTAACTGTCTTTTCAGAATCAGATAATCCTGTTGATTTTCAGTTTAGTACTCATTTTTATGCAGGTAAGCCAACCTCACAGGTAGAAATAAATACTAGAAAAGCATTTCAAGGGTTGGCAGGCTACACCGGAAGTTATACGGAATATACAACCAGAGCAGAAGTATTATTTACTAGCAGTGATATAGCTAGACTATTAAATACTACTATATGGTTTACATTTCCGAATTTAACTTATAGGGTAGATAATGCAGTATTTACAAGAGCTACTATAGATATTGCTTTAGATAGAATTTCAACTATAGACTGGAAAGGCTCAGGAACAGGATTAACAACATTTCAAAGCTACAACCCCCCTACAGCATCTACTGATACAACTCCATATAAAAGTTGTATTCTTAATAAGTTTACTGAAATTACATTAAGTATTGGATCTATTAGTTATACTGTTAATTTAATAGGTGGTTCAATAGATATTGAAAATGATGTAAGTTTTATCAAACGAGATATTTTAGGGGAATATTCAATTATTAGTGATCACTATACCGGTGATCGAAGTATTACAGGTACTTTAGATTTTTATTTAAAAGCTATAGGGGCTGTAACTGATACAGCAGATTTATTTGACTTCTTATATACTAATAAAAATTATTTAGAAGATAATCTAGCTGATATAACAATAAGTATAGGTGGTTCAGGTGTTACTCCTCGTGTGGACATTTTAATGCCTTCTGTATATTTAGAATTACCAAATCTAGATTTTGATCAGGTAGTATCTACAACTATACCGTTTACTGCATTAGAATCCTCCCCAGGAGAGGCGGATGAAATAACCATTAAATATTATTTATAAGAGGGAATTTACATGTTAAACTTAGACGAACTAATTTTACCAGAAAAAACCGTTTCTTTTGAATTTCCAGATTGTGAGGGATTTGAAATAGATTTAACTTTTCTAGGTAAAGACGAAATGCAGAAGTTACAAGAGCGCTGCACCATAAAAAAATTAGACCCTAGAAGTAGAAAGATATATCCTAAATTAGATGAAGAAAAATTTCTAGATGAGTATGTTAGAGCTACTATTAAGGGATGGGAAGGTTTTAAAGTTAAGTATTTAAAGAATTTTGTAATTAGTACAGCGGAAGAAAAGTATGATGAAGATGATGAAATTAATTATACTCATGAAAATGCTATGTCTTTAATTAGAAATTCTAATTTATTTGATAGTTGGATCAGTGACATGACTACTGATCTATCAAATTTTACGAAAGGCAGCTCGAAGAAGAAAGAGAAAACGTTGAAAGGTACCTCGAAGGTCAAAGTGGCGGCGGAAGCTTAACTAAAGAAAAGTACCTAGAAATGTGTGAAATGTTAGGCACAGAAGCTAGTGAAGATCAGTTACCCATGGAACTTGAAGATCTGTTGAGAGAAACCAGAGTTGCCTTAAAAATACATAGCTCTTTAAAAGACACATGGGAAGGAATGAATGGGGTGTATCTAGGTAAATCTTTGCAAGGATTAGATACACTTTTTTCTATTTATAGGGTTGATACAGCTTCTTATAAAATATACGTATTAAACATGATAAACTATGTTGATTACTATATATATAAAGATGTAGAAAGAAAGAAAAAACGGCAGGCCAAGAGGAATACATAGTGGCAAGACGTGATATTGATGTAAATGCTAATGTTAATACTAGCGGAACTAAGAGAGCAGCCGCTGAAATAAAAACTGTTAATAATGCTGTAGATGAATCTACTTTAGCCGCTAACAAAGCTAAAAGAGCACAAGAAGGTGTGGCTAAAGGTAGTTTATCTGCTTCTAAAGCATTCTCTAAGCAACAACAGGGGCTTGGAGGTTTGGTTCGTTCTTACGCTACAATTGCTGCTAATGTTTTTGCATTAACTCAGGTTTTTCAAATACTTCGTAATGCTGCAGACTTTTATAGCATGCAATTAGCGGCCGAAGATATGGCAAAAACTACAGGTGTTAATATGATGCGTTTGGCTAAAGAAGTCCAAGCAGCAACTGGACACAATCTAGCTTTGAAAGATTCATTAGAGGCTGTTAATAAAACGCTTGCTGCGGGGGCCAACCCAACACAAGCAAAAGAGCTAGCTAGCTTAGCTGCAAAGATTTCTCAAACTTTTGGCGGATCTGTAGAAGCTAATATGAATAAAATTAATAGTGCTGTTTTACGTGGTAGAACAGAGCTTCTTGCTACTCTTGGTGTCGTTATTGATACTCAACAAGTATATCGAGATTATGCCTCTCAGTTAGGTAAGACAGTTATAGAATTAACTTCCTATGAGAAAAAGCAAGCCACTATTAATGCTATTCAAGAGGAAGGAAAAAATATATTAGGAGATATTAATCTAGATAGGAATCCTTATTTAGCACTATTAACTACACTAACAGATGTTAGTGATCAGTTATTACAGGTAGCTAATAAATTTGGAAGTTTCTTTGTAGAAATAATTAATGAATCCGAAAAATTTGCAGCAGCTTTAATTGCTACTTTAGGTGCAGTATTTGCTAAAAAACTTACTCCAGATGCAGCGACTTATGCTTCAAAAGCAAAAGAATCATTAAAGGGTGTTCAAGTAGCTTTATTACGCCAAGGTAGAACTGAGACAGGATTAGCTATTAAAGCTGGAGATTTGCAAAAACGAAGAACTCGTACTGCAAAAGCGCAAGTAAAAATTAGATTAACAGAACAATTAAAAGCATTGGCAAAGACTCAAAGCGCTGAGAAAAAGTTTTCTAATTCTACTATATCTTTATTTGAAAGAGTAGAAAAAGAAGGCATTATGGCCTTTAAAGATCTTACAACAGGGGCTAGAAAAGAATTAGCAGTTCTTCAAGCACAAATTACAAAAACTATTAATTATAAAAACGCACTAGCTAAAGGAGAGACAGTTAAGCCTCTTCGCGGTGTTAGTTCTGGTATTTCAAAAGGTAATCTTAAGGAATTAATAAAAACCCGTGATTTAATTGATCAAAGAATTAATAAAGACAGAAAATTAGGTAGAGAAGTTAAAAAGCTAACGGTTAATACTAATAGTTTAGGATTAGCTTTGCGTAATTTAAATGCTCAGAGAAAGGTTGCTATAGCTACTGGTAAAAGAATGGCTGCACAACAAAAAATCTTAGTTCTCCGTTTAGTAGAACAAAGAGGTGTAATAGCATCTATAATTCCTTCATTCATTGCAGTAGAGCGAAGATTAAGAAGAATAAAAGTAGAAGCAGGTTTAGCGGGCTTAGCTTTTAAAGGCTTATCTAGAGTTATGGGGTATGCTGCCACAGCTACCACATTATTTACTGCAGCAGTAAATAAAATATTTCCGGTATTAACTGGTTTATGGTTAGCTTGGGAAATTGGAACTGCTATATATAAAAAGTTTTTTGGTACTCAAGATGAAACATTAAAACAACTAGAAGAAGCAAAAGAACGTTACAGTGAATTTAAGGATGTATTAGATGAATCTGTAAAAAGTTTAAGTAATTTACAAGATTTAACAGCTAGTGGTAAATCGCAATCTACTATAGGTAAGTTTTTAGTTAATTATACTAATACATTAACTGGTGCTTTATCTACTTTAATTAATCCTTTGATATTTAAGCCTATTATTGAAATAGAAATTGATAAAGAAAAAGCAGAGAAAGATATAGAAGATCTTAGAAAAGAGTTAGATACACTTGAAATGCGAAAATTAGAGATAAGTTTAGATAGGGGATTATATGACGAATTTAGTACTGTTGAACTTACTGGTGAAAACTTTGAAGTTGATAATTTACAAAGTTTAAAAGATGAGATTCAAGAAAAAATAGCTGATTTAGAATTAAAGATAAAAATAAAAGCAGATTATAGTGAATTAATTGAAGGTGAGCCTATATTAGCGGGTTTTGCTGCTACACTACAAACGTTACAACAAGTGTCCGCGGCAACTACAATATCAGGTTTTACTTTTGATACCTCTGGAATAGAAGAGGGATTAAAGGGGGCCAGTGATCAGATTAAGTCTATAGTACAATTAGCTGTTGAAGGAAAATTATCTTTTACAGATATGGCAAAAGAAATTTTAGCTCTTGGAGAGGAAGGAAATACTAAAGGTATTAAAGTCTTTTTGAAAAATTTACAAGACGGTATTAGATTAGGGGAGATTCGTTTACAATCATTAAGCGGTTCTATGGCAACTATTAATGAACAATTTATTAGAGCAGCTGGTGCTGCAGCTAAAACAAGAGAGCAACTTACTAATTTAACCGTAAACCCAGAATTAGCCAGAGCTACTAGTATTTTAATAAAAGATTTTGAAAATCTTAATAGTAATCTTGAGGGCAATGAAGATGGCTTAGCTAGATTTATTAATATTGATATACTTGAAAAGACTGATGATCAATTAAAAGCTATATTTAAATTAACTTCTGATCAATTAAGAGATCTTATTAACGACGCAGGATCTACCGAAGAAGCTTTCGATAAGCTATTGACTATTTTAAAACTTAGACAGTCAAATCTTTTCGCTACTGCAGAAGCAAAAATTCTTGAGCAACAAGCTAAACTTAGTAAGCAGGTAGCGGATAATTATAAAAAAGAAGCCGATATACTTCCAGATATTGAAAGCGCATTAATTAAATTAGGGCAGGCTGAAACTAAGTTAAAATTAAGTGCACATCAACGTTTAGAGTCTAGAAGACAGAGTGTAATAGCTGCAAAAGAAGAACGAGATTTAGTAAAACAGAATCAACCCTTAGATGAGTATAGTAATAAATTAGCACAACAAAAAGTAGACGAAGCAGAACAGGCTGTCAAAAACGCTTACTTAGAATATAGGTTAGCTAAAAGATTACAATTAGTAGATAAAGAAAGATTTAAGTATTTAACTAAAATTAATAGTATTACTAAAAGTACTTTAACTGCTGAATTACGAACAGCTACAATTTATGCTAAGAATACTACTCTTTTAGCTAAGCAAGCTAAGTTTAGTAGGCAAGCTTTTGCAATTCAAGATCAATTATTGGATGCAGAATTAGATAGATTAAATATTGAAAAGAAAAAGTTTGACACACTAAAGGAACTAGAAAGATATCGAAATGAAGAGTATCAATCTCTTCTCGCTCAAGAAGATTTAATAAAAGCTAGACGCGAAGAACTACAATTGAGGGTGGCATTAGAAGCGCAAATTCTTGATATTCGTGAAAGAGGAAATAGATATAATCCTTTACCAGGAGATGTTAAGCAATTTGGAAAAGATTTACATACTATACTAAAGATAGAAGCATATAATTTTTCCAAGGGAATGAAAACTGCCGCAGAAGAGTGGGCTGCTGTAATTCTTAAAACCACTGATACAGCAGTAGATAGTCTTGTAGATGATATTATTGAAGGGGGAGTGGATATAGCAGAAGCTATTAAGGCCTCTATAAGAACTTCAATAGGTGACCTAGTTAAAGAGAATATTAAAGGAACTCTTAGAAACATACTCGGTGGAGTATTTCCAGATAGTAAAGCTGGAAAAAAGAAAACGCAGGAAGAAGCTTTAAAACGATTAGAGGACGAACTAATAAGTTCGGGCGCAGATATAATAAAAGAAGCCAAAGCAGCCAAAGAAGCTCAAGCAAAAGCGGCAGGTAAAACAGATAAAGAAATAAAGGCAGCCGGAGAAGAAGGGGCCAGACTAGCCACAGAACAATTAGAAATGCTTAGAACTGCTGAAGGTAGGGATATTGATAAGACTAAAAATATACAAACAATAGTTGAATTTAAGCAGCCTTTAACTGATATTAAAAATTATCTCACTATTGATCAAAAAGAAAGTTTACGTAAATTATTAGAGTGCTGTAATAGCTGTTCTTGCGGTTCTTCGGGTATGAGTTTTAATTCTTCTGATATAACTAGCATGTTACCTGATACTAATATATCAGATGTAGTATTAGATACTCCTCCAGACACTCCTCCAGCTTCTCCCAACGGGCCTACAGCAGCAGATAATGCCCCTTCTACACCTGATATTACTATATCCACCCCTCCACCAGCAGAGGCTAATGATGGCATAGTAAGAAGCAATGATAGAAGAAATGTATTACTTGAAGAAAGTAATGAAATTGCAAGAGTAACTCAAAGTGCTATTATTAAAAATCAAGGTCAAGAAAATGTAGATACACATAATCGTGTTTATAATGAAACTACAGATCCAGATAGAGAGCCTAATGAAGATAAAGATTTTTGGTTTGCTTTCAATAGTATACTAAAAACTTTCTTTGGACCTCTTGGTTCATTATTTTCTATATTTGGCACAGGCGGTGGTGGTTTTGATTTCTCAAGTTTTCTTCCAGGAATGGCTGATGGAGGCATTATTGAAAACGGTGTTCGTCAAATGCAAACCGGTGGAATAGTTAACTCCCCACAATTTGTTGAAATTGGCGAAGGTAAAAATGCTGAAGCTGTAGTTCCCTTACCAAATAATAGAGAAATTCCAGTAAGGCTTGAAAATGAAAGTAAACCTGTAGTGTTTAATCAAAATTTTGATTTCAGAAATGCTGACCCAGCAACTGAAACTAGATTAAGACAGCAAATGGAAGAAATAAAGAGAGCAACATTAAATGCTGTATCTAGTGAACTAAATCGTGGTGGAAGTCTTTCAAAGAGAACAGGTAGAAGATAATGGCAGATAAACCTTTTGCAAAATATAACGCAGCTGATATGATTCCAGATACAATGACATTTGGATTATCATACAATACTCAAATTAGTACCTCTCCTTTAAATGGTTCAATAAAAACAGTACAGCTACCAGGAGGTAGGTGGTCTGCTAGGCTTTCATATAACAACTTAAGTGAAGATGAAACCAATACTTTACTGGCTTGGTTAGGTAGTTTACAAGGTATGGCCGGTAGATTTACTATGTATGATTTTTCACACCCAGCAACTAAAAATGGTGTGAGTACAAGAAATATTGCTTCTGTTGCCGCTGCTGGTGGATTAAATATAATAAGTTTTGATGCTTCTCCCGCTGGAGAACTAGAAATAGGAGATATGTTCACTATTAACCTAGACTCTCCTTATGGTGGTGAAAAAGAGTTAAAAATTGTTGTAGATAAAACAGATTCTAATACATATACAGTTGAGCCAGAATTTAGAAGAGAAACAACGGATTATCCTGGCTTAAGTATTTCTACAGGTACTAATGCTTTATGTAGAATGATGTTAACATCAGATGATCAAGCAGAAAAAGCTGTACAATCAAAAATATACTTAGGTAGTATAACAATAGAATGCGCGGAGCAATTTTATAATGAGTAGAATACTTGACGATGTTTTATTAGATAGTTTAAATTCAGGAAATTCTAAACTAGTAATTTTAGTTCGTATGAAAATACGAAGTAGTGGAGGCTATGATTATATTAGATTAAATTCTTCTTCGTTAAATATTCAATGGGATGAGAGTGGTGTTGGCAGAGAAGAATATTTAGGTATTGGTAATTATGGTACTATTAATTCAGCAGAAGAAGGTACTGAATTACAATCATATTCAATAGATCTAACAATCTCTGGTATTCCGCCTGAATATGTAGTAGATGCATTAGATCTTGAATATAAAAATTTACCTATGTGGATTTATTTAGCCCCAATAAAATTTAATCATAATATTGGATATACTACAAATGAAGAAGATGGCCCAACTTTACTTTTTGTGGGCAGAATGGATACTATGAACATGGCGTTTTCAGATACTGCCACTATTACTGTAACAGCCAACTCTAGATTAAGTGACTGGGAAAGATCTCGTGGAGGAAAATATAACCACCACACACAAAAAGGATATTATGCATTTTTACATGAAGGTGCGCCTAGTGATGTTTTAACTAATTTTGCTAATCAAGATTTAGGTTTTGAATATGTGGACTCCTTAAAAGATAGGGAAGTTAATTGGGGCGGTGATGCTGCTACACTAGGACAAGAAGGTACTGGGGTAGTTCCCAGCGGAGGTGGACGTACACGACCAAGCCGTGGCCGCACGACTACTAGAGAAAATTAATAAAATGAGTATAAAGTATGGGATTTAAAGACGTATTTAAAAAAATTGGTTCAGGATTTAAAAATGTATTCAGTTCACTTGGTGGGGCTGTTACTGATCTTGCTGTGAATTTTGGTTTAGCACTATTAACTGGTGCATTATTTAAGCCAAAATTAGAATCTTCTGGACAGAAAGGACTACAAACAAGTGTTCAAAGCCCTATAGAACCTAGAACGGTTGTATATGGTGAAACGCGTGTGGGTGGACCTTGGATATTTATGGAAGAAACCAATATTGATGATCAGGATGATACACAAGACACTAATAAATGGTTGCATGGTGTTTTAGCTATCACTACCCATCCTGTTGAAGAAATAAGTTGGGTATATATAGATGGTAAACCTTTTGATATTCGTGGTTGTTATTCTGATAATGTTAAAAAAGAAACGCCTCCTGGATCTAACATTTATTATGCTGATTATTTCTACCCTAACACTTTAGCCCCTGATGAGGGTGGAACACCTTATCGAGGAGACTTAAGACGCTACATCCCAGATCATGAAGATTTTTATACTAGATTTGATGGATCTGGCTGGTGGTCAGCGCAATTTCAGCCTCCTGCAGTCCCTTCCCCAGGTTTATCTGATGAAGCTGCAGATGATGAAAGAAAACAAGTTTCTAAAATTTGGAAGAAAAATTTATACTTTATTCCAGTTACTGGTAAATGGATTTATAAAGCTCATACAGAGGGTGGAAATCTTTGGTCAAATTTATATAATGACGAAGACTTTGTACGCTCTGAAGAAGTACGAAAAAGTATTCAAAGAGCGGGACAAGACTATACTTACGCTACTGTAGGCGGTACAGTAGATACAAGTACTATTCCTTGGAATTTCAATCATAGAGTAGAGCGTTGTTCTTACTTATATTTAAGGCTTAAGTATGATAAAGAATATACTCGTGGAATCCCTAATGTTTCTGTTTTAGTAAAAGGAAAGCCAATATACAATCCTTTAGCTGATCCAACTAAATATATTAAAGATACTAGTAATGATAGAGCGGCTTATAGTAATGTTACTACATATTATGTCGGTAATATTGTCACCCATAGTAGTATAGATTATGTTTGTATCCAATCAGGCACTGGACAGCAACCAGATATTAGTCCAGAATACTGGGTATCTAGAACTCATGAATTGCCTGATTATAATAATGATAGTTATGGTGTTCAATTAAGAAAAGAAGGTACTTGGACTTATTCTGCTAATTGGGCATTGTGTACTTTAGATTATTTATTAGATCCATACTATGGGTTAAAAGTATCTACTACAGGAGATGTAGTAGAATTGGATTGGGATAGTATAAATAAAGCAGTTATAGATGCTTGTGATGGTGGATATTTTTTCCGTACTAAAGAAAATGCACCTACACTAGAAGGATCTATTTTAGACTACGTAGATTGTAACGGAGCATTTAAAGTAGATGTTACTCCTATTGATATTTTAGAAACTCTTTTAGCCGCAGGCTTAGGAGAGTTAGCGTATGCTCAAGGTAGACATCATTTATTTGCAAATACATACAGAGAGCCCGATGGTGATCCAACAGACGACAGTGCAGTTATTTTAGATGAATCTTATATTGCAGATGGCGGAATAAGTGTTGCCACAGCTTTGCCCACTAGTGATACATTTAATGTTGTTACAGGTACTTATGTACAAGTTTACAATCCGAAAGGCACTAAAAGAAGTTATGACGCTGTAGAGTTTGACCCTATACGTCAAACTGTTTATATTGCAGAAGATGAAGAAGAACTTCCTAGAGAAGTATCCTTTCCATTTACACATGATAAAGATCAAGCTGAAAAGTTAGCAGCTTCATTAATTGAAAAACCTAGACGTTCCTTTATTATAGAAGCTAATTGTAATGTAAAAGCTTGGAAATTTAAAGTAGGAGATATAGTTTATGTATCATTAGATCGTTTAGGTTTAGATGATACTATTCAAAATTGTTATACAATAGATAGTTCTTCTCCATATACAACTTCATACAAACAGTTCAAAGTTTCTAGTATGAAGTTTAATGAGGATGCTACTGTTAATGTAACACTACAAGAGCAAGATTTAGGGTTATATAATCCAGAATTAGTACCAAATGATCCAGTACCAAATACCGGAGATTTGTTATTAACTGGGGTAGGTACCCAAGCTAATCCCCCTACAAATTTACAAGCTGTTAATTTATTTCGTTATGGTCCTGACGGATCCACTACTAGTTATATTAAACTAAGTTTTGATGGTCCAAATGTTCAACCTTCTAGCCCATACGGGCCTTCAGATTTGAATTATAACTATGATTCAATATCTTTGTACAGAATTAAGTGGACTAAACGCAGTAATTTATTAAGTCCTATAGACTCTACTGATATTGAACCAGATGGAGATCCTTGGGAATATTCTACTATTATTGCAAATAGAAACTTTAATACAGCTAGTGGAATTGATGCAGCTAAGCAGTCTTTAGAAATATTTGATTTAGATAATAATGAAGAATATCTTATCTCTGTTCAAGCTGTTCCCGAAAGTGGAGTTCCTTCAGATTGGTCAGATGCATATATATTTCATAATACTGTAACTCTTAATGTTATAACAATAACTAGTGTTGATGTGCCTGCTAATGGCCTCGGTTTTATTACTTTTGATATATATTATGATACTTTGGATTTTGATACTTTAGATAAAGTTAGAATTTTTTATAACTTTGAAAGTCCTTATGAACAGCCTGGTTCCCCTTTTGAAAGTGGGGGTCATGAAGGTGTTTATGTGATTAGTATCCCCCCTGGAGAAATCTCTCCTGCTAGAGTTACTTTTCCAACAGATCAAATTGTATCAGGAAAATTCTGGTTTCAATTAGTAGATAGATCAGGTGTAGAATCTAATCTTTTTGCTTATACTGAATTTGCTCAGGCGGGATCTGTAGATACCGCTCTTAATTTAGCTACTAACCAGTTTAATTTTATTAATACAGGATTAAGTCAACAAACAACAAGCACAACTTCTGCAGATTCAAAATTTGTTGGTAGATGTTTCTTAAAGAGAACAGATTTAGTTGAAGGGGATAACTATGCATTTGGAGCAAATGTTGCTTTAGATGATTTTAATGGAGGCTCCCCTTCTGGAGGTGCTTTTGTAAAATTAGAATGGTTTGATGATTATGATGTTTCCTTAGGTTCTGTATCAACTACTCCTGAACCTACTCAAGGACTTACAGTAAAGTATGTAGAAGGAGTAGTACCAACAGATGCTTACTATTTTATAGTCACTGTAGAAAAAGAAGCCACCGTAGCAGCGTGTAGAGCAGTTGCTTTTGATTATATGGTTACGCTTGGAACTTGGAAATTTTATAGACCTCCTATTGATGAACGGTTTATACAAACTGTAATTGATCCCACTTTTGAAGATGAATTCTTTTGGACAGGAGATTTCTCCATACAATACGGAGCAGGTACTAGCGGCGGGCTAATGAGAATTAATCAGCAAGTTGGTGTAGACAGTTCTGTATATTCTTTAAGACGAGCTGGCCCAGATTTTTGGGATACTACTGCTATTGATTATGATAGAGTTAAAGTAAAAGTCCGTTTTAGATGGGTTGGGGGTACAACTACTCCTTTTAGCGCTCCTATAGCTTATGTTACATTAAAAATAGCAGACGCTGGTTGGTCACCTACTGCACCTGATGAGGGTGATAATGTAGTTGTATTAGAAAAAAGTTTGGGTATATCGGCTACGGACGGCAGTGGTACATTTAAAGTTGAAAATACTTGGTATGAGCAAGCTTTTGAGTTTTCAATAGATAACGCAGGATATCTTTATCAACGTAGTTTAAGGGCAGGTTTTAAAGTAGAAGGTATTGTATCTGGAGAAGATCCAGGATATATAGAAATTGATACTTTAGAGGTAATAGTTCTTCCTAGAGAGTTGCCTCAAACTCCTTGGGTTCCTGATGCTAATTTTGAAAATTCACAATGGTGGGAGTGGGACGAGCAGGATAATAATTGGGATGCTATTGTAACTTATGATGCTAATGCTGGTGTTAATAATACTGGTGCTATGATTATAGATTATGGGCCATCTGGAATTACTTATTTACCTTCTAATGTTACTGCCGGTAGTTTTTTCGCTTACCAACGCAGCCCAGAAAGAGGCTTCACACCTAGAGAACAAGATCAATTAGCCACTGTTGGCATGACATTAAGCGCTAGGTTTAGAGTAAAAATAGAAGGCGATTTACCAGATAGCCGTATGAGTTTAGAATGTCGTTTCCACGATTATTATGGATATGTCTCTTATACTAGTTTATCAGGTAATACAGGTACAATCAGTTACGACTTAGACGATTTAACCCGATTCCCTAGAGATGAATGGGTAGAAATTAATGAGAATATTTATATAGATCCATCTGTAAAATTAGCCAATCCAGATAGAAACTTAAATTTCCAAGTTGGATTTAATTCTTACACTTTATCTAAAGATATAGGTGGTAGAATTTTAGTTGATATGATTGAAATAGAGCCTATGTCGGCAAGTTTTGGGCAAAGTAATGAATCCTCTTATGGTGGAACACTTAATGAATTCCAAGCTACTGGTTTAGTACCCGTACCTCCATTGCCCCATAAACCTATTAACCCTACGCTCTTTTTAAGAGAAGATGGGGTATGGGCTAACCCAGCGGGAAGTACTACTGGAGCGCCTGGTGGTGGATATACTACTGAAATAGAATTTTCTCCAGATGGTACTAATTGGAATGATACTTGGACACCCGGCGATAATAATATAAGAACTAGAGAAGTTCCTAATATAGATCCTAATGATTGGCCTGTAGAACCTGGAGATATTCCATTGCCTCATCAAGTAGGAAGATGGGCAGGCAGGGCTTCTGTTGGTACTTATGAAAATGATAGAAGAACTGTTCATTATACAAGTGATGGATCTGTCCGATTTACTCCCACTAATTTTGGAACTCGTACCCGTAAATTATATTGTGAAGCAATTATGCAGGGTACCCCTAATTCCGCTTTCTATACTGGAATGCCTCAATTATTTATAGAACCTTTTGGTGTAGCTAAAAATTGGTGTATAAGAACTACTAATACACAGTGGATAATAGACTATGATGTATATACAACTAATACTAATGACCCGTATAATACTGGAATTGCTCCTACAACAGATAGTGCAGGAGAATCCTCAGATGTTATATCTTTAGCTATAGACCCTCCAACTAGAAAATTATGGATAGGAATTAATGGAGTCTGGGTAGGCCCAGGAACCCAAAATCCAGAGACTAATGCGGGTGGATGGGACTTATCGGACGAATTTTACGAACAAGGTACTTTTATTACTGGTAGTTGTTTTAATGGAACAGCTAATGATGGACGAAGAATTATTTGGTCCGAAAATATTAGTTATCCTATTCCATTCGGGTATGTATTACCTAGTAACCCTACTTTAAGCGGTTTACTACAAATTACTTCTTCTGACCCCAGAGCAGGGGATGTTCCTTTACTGTTAACATTTGAAAATAAAGAAGCAGCGAAGTCTGGAGAATTTAAGACTTATGAATACTTTAGAGATCGTTCTATATATGAATCATTACAAGTATTATATGATGATGGTGTCGGCGATGATATATGGGAGCCTAGTAGATATGTAAGTGGTAGATTTAATCCTCCGTCTGGTGGTAATACTTTTCATTGTGGTCAAGAATATCTTGAAAAAGTTAATATTTATTTGAATGAACGTTTTGCTATTCCGGAGGTTCCTAGGGAAAGTGGTGGTGGAGATCTTATTGACTATTCTGGAGATTTTACCGTTGAATATGTAGTATTGTGTACTAGACACGATAGACCACATAAATTTGATGTTTGGCAAATTGGAGGAACAGGGCAAACTAATGGTTGGGTTCAGTGGACGAATGGAACCATTATAGGCAAACATCAAGGCCAAAGAGACCCTAGTGTAAGTCCTTTAGAAGGAAAACATTATATAACTTTATATGATGATACTACTAATAATACTGGTATTATATCTAGTGCACCCCCTTCTGGCCCTCCTGTTGCAATGAATGAGCAATGGAACCATATGGTATTTGAGAGAGAAACTGATCTTGCAACAGGTACTGTAACAATTAGAACAGTTTGTAACGGTATAGTAATAGAAGAATTAGAGTCAGATAGTACTAATGATATAGAATGCTCTTTAGGGCATAATATTGCTACAGTAAATGGAATGACTCAATTTGCGTTTGCATATACACAACCTGAACTAGGTTGGAGTGCCCCTTCAGATTGTTATTTTGATCAAATAAGGGTTACAGTTAATGGTTGTAGATATGGTGCCGGAAATTATCCAAGTGCACCACCCGATAAGAAGTGGACAAGTGGTACTATTGAAGTTGTAGAAGAGCTTCCTTGGACTGAATATAATACTTGTTGCGCAGGAGATAACGGGCCGGTCAGCACTAAACTACAATTTAGTTCCGGAGACGGCACTTGGCACGATAGCCATAGAAGTGGAGATACTTTAGCTAGACTAATAGAATTCACCCCAACAGGAGCTCCCGAAGGGAGTGCTGGTACTGCCTTCATAGATTTTTATAATCATGGTCCCCAGGGATATAGTATTATACCCAGTAGTACAAATAATAGTAACTATTATATGGGAGATAGTATTGACTCTCATAGAGCTAGCAGTAATGTAACTTTTAATAGAAATAGTGGAAAAACATATTTTGAAATAGTACCTACAGTAACGCTTAATAATTCTCTACCTTATATTGGATTTTGGGGTAGTCAAATTAGGGGCCAACCCACTGGAAGCTATATCCCAACAGTAGGCGATGGTGGTATAACTTGGGACGCGGGCGGTAATGTTTGGCAAGAGCTACCGAGTACTGGTACAGATCTAACTGGGTATCAAGCAGGTTCTGTTTTAGGAATGGCATGGGATTGGGGGGCTAGAGCCTTTTGGATCTCTGTAAACGGAGTATGGAGTACTTATACTGGAGAGCCTGGAGATTACGACAATGCTTGGAATTGGAACCCTTCTCCAACAGGTGAGTATGTTATTGTTTGGAACATTACTGGAAATTATTCTGAAGCAGGAGCAATGGTATGGGGAAGCATTTATACCGCTATTCCAGATTGGGATAGATTAGCTTTTTATATTCCTCCTAACCCCCTTTATTCAGTACCTACAGGATATCAATTTTATGGATCAAGTAGTAGTGATGGATTTGGTGCTACCAGCAGTAGTACTGGAGTTAAAGAACTGTCTGTATTTCCAATTGGAGCCGCTACTACTGGAAGTTTTCTTGAGTTCAGTGATGATGGTAGTTCTTGGCACACAGATTATGCTGAAGGGGACACCTATGCTAGGCTTCCTAAAGACAGTACTGTTAATACTACTACATCTGGGAATTCTTGGAGCGCTAAGGATAGTTATTGGCATAGAGGAATTTTCGATAATGCAACCGCAAGTGGGGGAGGAATGTTATTAACCGATGATGGATTTTATACTACTGGAAAACATTATTGGGAAGTTTCGTACGTATGGGATCAATTATTTTATAATCATCAAGACTTTTATGAGGATACTAATTATCATATAGTAGGGAAATCACCTTATGTAGTAGATAGTAGTGTTTGGTGGTATGGTGAAGCATATGGTGCAGCCATAGGGTTACTTGGTCCAGAAACAAATATACCAGATCCAGATAGGATTGGAGTAGAAAATTTTGCGACTATAGACTTTACTTATAGAGCATTTACTATAGAATCTAGACTTACTTATCATTATTTAAATAGATTATTTAGAAGAAACCCTGGAGGAGATACACCAGGTTATGCTTCTTTCTGGGAGAATGGTGATAGAACAGATGCTACTGATGATACTCCTATGAAATGGGGAGAGAGTTGGGGATTAGCCGTAGATATTGATAATGGTTTAATGTGGATTATAGGCGACGATGGTACCGTATTTCCAAGTGGGGATCCAGCAGCAGGTACTGGTGGATATAGTATTCCTAGTGGAGAAGAATATAGATTCTTTGCAGATGCTGATCTTAATACTGATGCCGGAAGCAAGATTAAATTAAGTTCTACTTCTAAGAATGGTGTTCCTAGTGGTTTTACTTTTCATAGTGCGGCTCAAGCGTATGACACTCCAGATAACTTTGATGCAGCTACTTTATATTTACCTTTTGATACAGATATAAACGATGAAGGTTCCAGCCCCCAAGAAACTATGACTGCTGTTGGTTCAGCAGCTCAGTCTGATACTGCAGGGTATATAGGATTTGGAGGATTAAATAATGGGACTACAACAGGATCTTTAATTAATTATGTTAGAACTAGTATTGATTCTGGTACAGTAGAATACGATATTTCAAGTAGTACTCCCTTTAGTGTTAAATTAAATGCTAAATGGGATGGTACTAATGGAGATCAATACCAAGTATTATTTGGTAATGGTGTTGGTAGTATGCAGGCGTCTGGAAGTTTCTCTCTAAGAGTTGATACTGTAGATGGAGAAGCAGGAGTATATTTTAATTCCACAAGTCCTGTAATTACCGCCACAAATATAGTTCCTAGTGAATATTTAGAATATTTAATAGAAAGAGATGATTCTAATGTAATAAGATTTTATGTTGGTGGAATATATAAAGGTAAGGTTACAAATTCCGCTGCTATAACTATGCAAGGAATAATAATTGGTTCAGCTAACGGGCAATCCGCTACATTTAGTGATTGGAATGGTTATATTGATGAATTTATATGGATGCCCGATTTAAGTAGCCCTTATTCAGCTACACCATTTGCAGTAGGAGCTGAAACTTCATACTCTCTCGATACAGAAAAACGTTGGGATGAATCTGCTACAATTGCAGGTGATGCCTACAAAATATGGAGAATGGGTGGTTGTAATCAATATTTTGGATCTGGAACAGCTGCTACTTCATTAGGAAAAATAGGAGATGTATATACCGATACTACAAATAAGGATGTATATCAGAAAACAACCACTACAGTTTGGACACTTAGATATAGCTATACTTAGAGGAAATTAATATGTTTGGAGAATACGTTACATTAGTTATTTTAGTAACAGCCGGATGGTTTTTACATGTCGGCTACTTAAAATACAAGAATAGAAAAAGATGAGTTGGAAATTAGATAAAGAAGCGGATCATTGGGATATTTATAAGCCCGAATTAAAAAGATTTTATGAAGATTTAAAAACTTTTAACTGGAAAGAGCTTCATCATTCTTACACCAACTTATTTGTAGAAAAAAATAGATGGTTTCCGTATACTACTGGTCATATAGAAGCCATCCTCTTTCCAGTAAAAATTTTTATATTTGGATATTTTATATATCTATTATTAACTTAGGAGAATTAAAATGAGTTGGAGTTTTTTACTCGACGAATTACGTGATGATCCCTTAGCTATTGGTTATGCTGGAATGGATGATCAACAGCGCATGGATTCTCTAGAAGATGATTCAGCTCGTCCTGCTCCCGATCTTATTCAGATTGAAGCTGCTCAGCTTTATGATGCAATTGATCGGGTAGAGTATACAGCTTTATCAGCAAGTCAACAAGATCGAGTGAAAATTATTTTATCGCTTGGTCGAATTAACACTTCACAAGGTACACAAGCACGGGCCGAAATTCTTGAAATATTTCCACCTGGTGGAGATACTATCACAGCGTTAACCACGCTTATTACTAATCGCACGCAGTCTAGAGCACAGGAGTTAAGAATTGGTAGTCTTAATCTAGTATTAATGGCTAATGCTCGTGCTGCTTTAGGAGGATAATTTATGGCTACTACATCACAATCACTTGCAGCATCTGCTGCCATCACGATCACGCTCAATTCGCTGGCAAACAATTCGTGGCGTCAGTCCGTATATGTAGATAATAATACGAATCTTTATATGGGGGCTATTTTACAATTTGTGTTTCGAGTAGGTACTTCTCCAACTAGTGGTACTATTCGAGCCTTTCTTTATGGTGCAGAAACAGCTGATACAAATTATAGTGCGGGAGCAACTGGAACAGATGTTAGTTATACAGTTGGTAATTTTGAGGGTCAGCTTGTGCCTATACATACTGTTGTTGTAGGAACTACTTCAGATGAGTATTTCAAGACACCACCTTTTAATATAGCTACTTTATTTGGTAATGCTTTGCCACGTCGTTGGGGTGTTATTGTGCACAACAATAGTGGAGTAGCTTTAAATGCTTCTGGTAATGAAGTTAATTATACTGGCTTAAAGTATGCATCGGTGTAATCATGGCACATGTTTATGACACGCTTGCAGACGCGCCGACCCTATACAATAACGTATGGTCGCACGCTGACAATTTCCCGTTGTTCAATACCGCGTGGAACCGTTACCTGAATGTCTATGTCCACTGGACCGAAAACGGCGACACCGGTGATTCGGACCAATTGCTGGCGCTGTACGCGGAACCGAATACTGGTGAATTTTCGGAAGTATTTTGGATGTGGCGCGAGCAGAGCATACCAACAGGTATAGATTTCCGCATGGGCAGTCACGATCACACCGCAAATCATCGCGTAGCAGTCGTGTCCGATAGTTCATTGCCGATGAACAAT